ATGCCGCAGTAGCTAAATCAAAACAGGATGCTAACAAATAGTGAGAGACTTAAAATAATTGCTGAAGCTAAGAAGTCCGGATATAAAGGATCTTACTTAGATTTACTAAAGCAGCATGAGGAAGGCGGGTTTGCAAATGACATAAACAAACCTGAGAAGTCTACCTATGTAGATAAAAGATCTGGTTATGGCTTTCCTACAACATATCAAGATGGTGGAGTAGAGGAAGAAGAAATGAGAGCAGGAGGTTTTGCGAATCTACCTGATCCTGATCCCAAGCCAACAATGTCTCAGTCTTTGCAAAGATTTATGAAAGAGAAGCATATGCCTCCTATGAAAACTTTTCAAGATGGTGGGGCTAAGACTGATACTACTATAGTTCAGCAAGCTGATCCTTTATACAACCCAGTTCAGACAGTTGCAAGAAGATTAGATGAGTTAAAGTTTGATGAAGCTGGAATAGCTTATGATATTGAAACTGGAGAAATGTTTAGTGGCGATATAATATATGATTCCCCAACTGAAAATATTTCTAAAAAGCCAGAGCCTGTAGGTCTATACTTTTCAAGATATGGAGCTGCGACTAGTGGTAAACAAGATAAGGATGGCTTATACTATCACGTTGGTGATCGAAACTCTAAAGATTTTGGAATTTACACTAGAGATGAATATAAACAATTACTAAAATCTTTAAGCTTACCACCAGAAAATAAATAAAGTGCTATATAATAAAACGCACATAGAAAGAGAAAACAAAGTATAAAATTTAATATAATAATTATAATTTTGCAGTGATATGGACAATAAAGAGAAGCTAAACTTAGACGACATTACTTTTGATAGTTTTATTGATGGTAATGTATCAACAACTAGTGAAGAATCAGTAGCTAGTGATGTTGCAATAGAAGAACCTCAAGATACAAAAGTTGAGGAAGAGCCAAAATCTGAAGAGATTGAGGACATAGAAGAGAACGAAGAAGAGATAGATGAGATTGAAGAAGAAACAGTTGAAGAAACAGTTTCAGCTTCAGATGATGAAGTAGAAGCTACAACTACAGAACCAGCAGATACAGCAGTAGTTAACGAAGTTCTTTCAAATCTTGGTTATGAAATGGAAGGTGAGTATGATGACACCGTTGAAGGATTGACAACTCTTACAAAAGATGTTGCATCTACAATGGCAGAAGAACAACTTGACAATTTATTTGATCAGTTTCCTGAAATACAAAAACATTTGGAGTATGTATTATCAGGTGGAGATTCAACTCAGTTTTATCAAATGGGTAGCAGAATGCAAAGTATTAGTAATGCAAACATTACAGAAGACAATGCGCTTATGCAAAAAGCAGTATTGACAGAATACTTTCGAGTAAAAGGACACGAAGATGATTTTATAGTTGATTTACTTAATGACTATGAATCAAACGATAAACTGTATACTCAATCTGTAAAAGCAAAAGAAGCTCTAGTAAAATATGAAAATGCTCGTCAAGATGAGATTATGCAGCAGCAGAAACAGGCTCAGGAGCAACAACAAGAAGAAGCTAGAGAATTTTGGGAAAATGTAAATAGTACTATACAAGACTCAAGAGAGTTTTCAGGAATAGTAGTACAAGAAAGAGATAAGAAAAAATTCTTTGATTACATATCTAAGCCAATTGATTCTCAGGGTAACACCAAAAGAGATCTAGATCACAGTGAGGCAGATATGGATATTAGATTAGCAATTGACTATCTAATGTTCAAAGGGTTTAAATTAGATGATATTATCAAAGCTAAGGCTAAAACAGAAACAGCCAAAACTTTGAGAAAGCAGATTAGGTCTAATAAGACTACATCTGTAATAGGTAAATCTAAGTCAACAGATTTAGATAACTTAGATCTTAGCTTAACAAGTCTATAGGACGAATCTATAGCAATTAAATTTTTTTAAAATGCGAGTATTAAAAACTTATTACAATGATTCGCAGATGACTGACACTAATTCGTTAGTTAATGCGTTAATGGAAAAGCCTACTGAGCTTTCTCCAATTATTACACATCTCGCAGGACGTGAGGATAGAAAATTTCCTTTAACTATGCTAACAGAGGGTGTCGGTAACACCGTATCTATTGATAGATTTGAATACGAGTACCGAGTCAAGTCTCATACTCAGCATATTCGTCCTGTAGTAGCAAGCTCTGGTAACGGTCTTGGAGGTGCTGTATTTCAGATCACTTTCCCAGACAAGTGGTTCATATTCCCTTATACATTGGTTTCTCAATCAGGTGTATTAGCGAGAATCATGAGTGAGCCAACTCCAGTTGAGGGAGGTTATCAGTATGATTTAAAACTAGTCAATCCAAGTACAACTCTAATTGCTCCAGCCGCTGATGTAGCAGCAGGTGCAATGTGGGGTCAATTGTACGCTAACGTAGGTGTTGACTTCTCAAGAGGTAATGCTTCTAACTGGACTGCTCCAGGTTTAGTACGTAACAAAATTGGTACAGTACGTAAATCTTATCACATGTCTGGTAATGCAAAAGATTATGTTGCAGAGTTTGAATTACCAACTAAAGAAGGTTCAACTACTAAGTTATGGATGGACTATGAAGAGTATCAGCATATGTTACACTTCAAGCAAGAGTGTGAGTTGATGTATATGTATGGTGAGAAAACTTATGATAACAATGGTGTAACTACTATGACAGATGAGAACGGACAGCCTGTTATCTCTGGTCCTGGTTTGTTACAGCAAATTATCAATAAGGACACTTATTCTACACTAACTGAGAATAAGATTAAAAACGTAATTGGAGATTTATTCTACGGAATGACTGATGCATCTCAAAAGCAAATTACTCTTTACACTGGAACAGGTGGTATGAGAGAATTTGATGAGGCATTGAAGAATCACTTCGCAACCAATACTTTTAAAGTAGGTGGTGAGAATAGATTTATCACAGGTTCTGGTCGTTCATTAGGATTGACTGGTTACTTTACAACATATGAGCACGTAGATGGACACGTAGTAAACGTTGTTAAACATGACATGTTTGATCACGGTCCAGTTGCACAAGCTCGTTCAAAACACCCTGTTACAGGATATTCATTAGAATCTTACCGAATGGTATTTGTTGATAACTCTAACTATGATGGCCAAGCCAACATTCAGATGATCAACAAGAAAGGTCGTGAGTATTTAAGATGGGCAGTAGCTGGTTCTGTTGTACCTAAAGGGTTCAGCGAGTCAGACTTACGTGCATCTGATGTAGACGGGGCGTCTGTACACATGTTGAAGACTGGTGGTATTGTATTGAAGAGATTTGATACTTCACTAGACATTGAGTGTGTACGTTCGTAAGAGGCGTTAATCGCAGTCTATATATCTGGTTTCTCTGAGATGAGGGGGGCGTCAAAACCCCCCAAATCTCTATTTATATAAGAAAGTAGGGTTGAGTATTCTTACAAACCCGAATGGAAAATTAATTTAAAGAACTTAAAAATGACAAGAAAAGTAGTTATTAGGAGACAAGAGACTAAGAGTTTCTTACCTAAAGAGATTCAATTAGAATCAAGAATGTATCTAAGTAGTGTATACAAAGATAGGCAACCCCTCAGAGGCTTTAGCCCAGAAGATTGCAAAAAATATTTAAACGGGCTTCTAGATGTAGGAGCTGATCACGTTGACTGGCCAAAGTATGAAAAAAACTATTGGGCAGAAATGACAATAAGTGTTCCCTTTGCGGGAGTAGAATTAGACATCTCTGAAGATGAAGATGGTAATCCAATTATTATAGAAGATTGGATTCGATACAAGTGGGCATTAAGACATCCACAAGTAGCATCTAGTAAAGAAGAAATGGAAGGAAACTTTTTAAAAAGGTTTTACATTTTAGATAATCAAAAAGAGATAAGAACTAAGAACAATAAAATACAAGTTCTTAAAGATGCTGATAAGGAGTTTATTAAAGCTTCAGGAAGTTTAGATAAGATGAAGCACATTGTGCGACTAATGTCTAACACAACTAATCCTGATACTCTAACAAAGGAAGAGTTAGAGAATATGCTTTACGAACTTAAAAACTCTGAGCCTGCTAAGTTTTTAAAGTATGCAACTGATAAGAACTTAGAGTTAAAGGCACAATTAGAAGAGATGGTTAGTTTAGAGATCTTACGTAAGATTGGTAACCAGATTATCTATATTGATGAGATTTTAGGTGATACTATTAATGATGCTGTAATTAAGCTGAATGATAAGAAGAACTCTGGAAAGCTTATGGAATTAAGAGCTAAATTAAAAGACGCTAAAGCTTAATGAATATACAAGAGATGCATATTGCGGTCAATCAAGGGGTGGATAAGATCCACTCCTTTCAGGCCGACGTACTTTTACCTGAAGAGATAGATATAGAGCTGAATAAAAATATCCATAGATTTATCAGCCAGAGGTTTAATTCAAAAGGTAATAAGTATGGAGTAGGGTTTGAAGAGAGTCAAAAAAGAATTGATGATCTTAGAACTTTACTTACTGAGGTGAATCTCTTGCCACTATTCAAAGAAAAAGTTTTAAGTAATATATTTATTGATACTGTAGACTTTCCAATAGATTACTATCATTTAATAAGAGTTAGTGCACACACAGCTGTATACAAATGTAAAAGGTTAGAAACTGAGAATAGAACTATAAATGGTTTTCAATATTTTCCAGTACCATCTACAGCTATATATACAACAAATACAGGATTTGCAACTCAGTTAAATATATCAACTGATTCTACATATCTTGTAAGTTCAACATATTTACTACAAGATCTTGATAACTTACCAGCATTTGAAAACATTGATGCTGTTATCAATTATCTAACTGATCCTACCAATTTAGTTCCAGGTGTAGAAATATATTGGGAACAGCATGAGCAGGTATCTGTGCCTAATAGTTTTATATTCATAATTGATCCTAATGTGTTTGAAGATTTTGCTGACGATGCTGGTCTATTAAATGGCGATGTAATTATCCACTCTGTGTTAGGAGGGGGAAATACAGGTTTAGCTGAAATTACTAATTTAACATATGGTACGGAGTCTCCAGCTAGCTATGTAAGAGAGCCTTCAGATTACAATCTGGATGAAATGACTATAGGAG